CATCCACCACAAAAGGAGAGGAGTCTGGGTTAGTAGTGTCCTCGATCTCCAGCGCGTTACCCGTTCCAAGCTGCGTGACGCGCAGGGCAGCGTTAGTGTTGTCGGTGACGCTGATTACTGTGCTGCCACCGAAGTAGTTCGGGGCACTGCCTGCGGCGTAGAAGTTGTAGCGGCTTGTGCCGGATACGGCGATGTTTGAGTAAACGCCGTAGTTGGTGGTAGCTGCGGTATTATTAGAGGAAGCTAAAAATGCGTATTGTGTGGTTATAGTCGCTCCGGCAGTAGTACCAGTAAGCTTGGTTACTCCCTCCGCCCTGAAGCCGTAAAAAGTTGGAAGAGTAAATACTGCGTCAGCCGTTGTATTTTGAGAGATAAAAGAAGAGTGAGAATTTGGAGCAACAGAAGGAACGGATACCGAATCACTGAACGCTAGGTGATCCGTACCAGCGCTTCCGGTGTCCGTACTTACATTTATCCCTATATTACTTGATGTAATTCCGACCACTACGCCAGTTAAAGTTGGAGCGGTGCCAAACACCAACGCTCCACTGCCCGTCTCGTCAGTAACCGCTGTAGCAAGATTTGCGGAAGTGGGAGTAGCTAAAAACGTCGCGACCCCAGTTCCCAATCCAGAAATGCCGGAGGAAACGGGCAACCCCGTGCAGTTCGTCAACGTTCCAGAAGTAGGAGTTCCAAGAACGGGCGTGACAAGAGTTGGACTCGTTGCAAAAACAAGCGATCCAGTACCCGTCTCGTCAGAGACAGCCGCGATAAGGTTTGCGGAGGAAGGGGTGGCCAAAAACGTCGCGACACCCGTCCCCAGACCAGAAATACCAGTCGAAACAGGCAACCCCGTGCAGTTCGTCAGCGTTCCAGAAGTGGGAGTCCCAAGGACAGGCGTGACAAGAGTCGGACTCGTCGCAAATACAAGCGATCCGCTGCCCGTCTCGTCAGAGACAGCCGCGATAAGGTTTGCGGAGGAAGGGGTGGCCAAAAACGTCGCGACACCCGTCCCCAGACCAGAAATACCAGTCGAAACAGGCAGTCCCGTGCAGTTCGTCAGCGTTCCAGAAGTGGGAGTCCCAAGGACAGGCGTAACAAGCGTTGGGCTGGTGGCCAAAACGTTGTTGCCAGTGCCTGTATTGGTAACGCTGGCCACATTCTTGTTCGCATCAAGCGCAAGCGCCGTGCTGGCAGTCAGCGAAGATACCGAAAGATTCCCTACCTGCAGGTTTTCTAGCACATTGTAGATGTAAGACGTGCTACCGCCCCCAGAACAACGTACGACGATGTCTTTCCCGTTCGGGATCTCGTAGTCACGAGCAGCGTCATACGTCCCCTGGAACAGCAAAATACTACGACTCCCCGAAAGCCCGTTCCGGATGAAGTAGTACCCCTCAAAATCGTTTGGAGTAATTTGGACGTAGGCCGTGCCCCCGAGATCACCCGCGTCCACGAACTCAACAATCCTGTTCCGCCCATTGGACGCCGCAAAATCCGCAACATTGAGCGTGTTCGGGGAACCGGAACTACCCGCAGAAGCAAGCGTAACGCTGACATAGCCGACAATGGCTGTGTCAAAGTAATCAAAGTTGGTGTTGGTCGAATCACCCCACGTGCCGGATTCGTCGCCCGTGGTGATCTGCTTGATGCCAAGATTCGTGTATGTAGCCATTCGCTCGCTCCTATGCTACTCGTGACCATGTCGCGGTCTGGGAATCGTCTACAACAGACCACCCTGGGGAAGAAGTTCCCTCTACGGCAGCCCATGCGGGTGTCTGTGAGTCTGAAACAGTCAGCCAGTTGGCTGTTTGGGCGTCATTGACCACGGCCCAGCCGGGAGTTTGATTGTCGTTTATTGACGCCCAAACAACAACATAGCCCAACTGACCAAGGCCCACGACGCCAAAAAGAGTGGACGCAGAGGCGGTTCCAACCGCTCCAGAGCAACTTACCCCAGATACGGATGCCAGAGTTGTAGGGAGCGCGGACGCAGTACCAACCTGACCTGTCCCAGAAACCCCCGTTGTTCCGTAAACAACGCTTTGGGAGGTCTGAACTTGCCCCGCCGTACCCGCTGCCTGCGTCCCGGTAACCGATGCAAACGTACTGGCAGCGGTGGAAACAGACCCAAGGGCCGTGGTCCCTTGGACTCCGGTTGCCAGGAAAGAGAAGTTCTGCGCAGTGGAGACCGTCCCTACCAGGCCGGAACCAGCTACACCCGTGACCTCATAGGTCACGCTTCCAATTACTTGAACTGTTCCTATCTGACCTGTGCCAAAAGCCCCAGAAACATCAACAATGTTTCCAGTGTCAATCGATACCGTACCAGAGTTGCCAGTCCCTTCAACTCCGGAGACATCCCCGTAGGTGATGTCTCCTACCGCATACCCTGATACCCAGTACCCGTATTCGACATATTGGTCAGAGTAGGCGCTCACCTAATCGCCCATCAGTTTGGCGGCGGAAGCCACGGCAAGTCTACGAACTGCGGGGCCGGCGTTTTCTGTCCTTCAATCTGAGCGGCAACCATCTCTTCGTATTTCTGGACGCCGGAAGAACCAAGGGCCTGCAACGTCCAAGTCACCGCTTCTTGTTCCGTGATTTGATCAAGCGGAATGAAATTAGCAGGGTCCGGGGGAAGTAGCGTGCAGTCGCTGGAGGCAGCGCCCTTAAGCCCGTTTTCTTCTCCTGAACAGGTAAAGTAGCTGATAACAATTACGTTATCCAAACTACCTTCAGTAACCGCTTCCATCGCGGTTATCGTCCACGTATACGTGATCACTGGTTTTCTCCTTCAGAAGCCTTTGGGATCTGGCTTTCGGCCTGCGATTTGATCTTGACTACCAAGGGCCACGCGCCAGAAGACGTGGGCAACTGCCCAAGGGTCTGCAAAACAGCGTTTACTTCTTCTACGGAAAGTGTGAGTTTAATTTCCATGTCCCCTCCTTACGGTATTGTTGATGCAAGCAAATAGTAAATCGTGCCATTAAACCGAACCGCGATGGTTCGGTTGGCGGTCGGCGTCCCAGTTCCGACGTTGGTTCCTTCTGTGTAAAAGCTCGGGATCGTGTTTCCAGCAGACAGATCCGTGGAATAAAACTGTACCGTGTCAGCAGGGCCGGTCGTGGGGGCTGTTCCAGTAAAAACAGAGAAGGTATTGGTTGCACTAGTCCCAAACGTAGACGTTGCAAGTCCAAGATTGTTGGAACCATTTAAAGTCATGCGTTGCGTAGTAGACGCTGCGCCAGCGCCTGTCCACCAAGTAAAAATACCTTGGGTTCCACTCGCTCCCCATGACAAAAAACGCATCTGGCCGCTTGCAGTATTAAAATCCATCGTGCCGGCAGAGGTTTGGTTAGCGCTGGTGGCGCCTGCCACCCGCACCGCCCCATTCACGTTGAGCTGCTGGTCTCCAGCACTTGCGCTTCCAATTCTAACTAGGCCGCCGAAGTAATTTACTGCAGTTCCCGCCATGTAGACGCCGAATCGATTAGTTCCGGATGCTATACCCGAGTAGAAACCATAGGTGATTGTGGCATCTGTCATGCCAGAATCTGCTAAGAATCCGTATTGCGCAGTAATCGTTGAGCCCGCCCCTTTTGCCTGTGGCTGTGCATAAAAATGCACCATATTTGCCAGCGTAAAAGTGGCGGCTTGCGTTATCGGCCTGCTTTTGTAGGTCGTATACTCGCCGGTGATGCCGCTTCCAATCGTAGGTTGCGCTTGAATTGAAGCGCCCGACGAAGAGCCTGATAATGTTCCGCCGATGACTGCTCCAATGGCAGCCCCTGCGGAAGTGCCTATGCCTATGCTTCCGAGCGCGGGGGAATTTGATAGCACGACCGATCCAGTCCCCGTTGAAGTCGTGACTCCCGTCCCGCCATTCGCAACAGCTAGAGTTCCCGCCAACGTAACAGCGCCTGTAGTGGCTGTATTTGGGGTAAGGCCCGTTGTTCCGGCGCTGAAAGAAGTGACGCCGCCGCCTCCGCCAGACTGGGCGACCCAAGAGGTAACCCCTGCCCCGTCGGTCGACAGAACATACCCATTAGTGCCCGCAGAGGTCGGCAAAGTAAGCGTCCAAGTCCCCGCAGCGGCTGCGGTGTTGACCGTGACTGTGCCGGAAGATGAGCCGTTTAGGCCCAATGACGAGGCGCTGAGAGTAGTGAAGGCTCCTGTGGTAGGAGTCGTCGCTCCAACAGTTCCATTGATGTTGATTGAAGCGGTGCCAGTCGCGTTGGTGAGCGTTATGGCAGAAGGAGTCCCCAAGTTAGGGGTTATTAACGTGGGGCTCGTGGCTAGTACGTTATCGCCGCTTCCCGTATTCGTGACGCTGACTATGTTTTTGCTTGAATCAAGCGCAAGCGCGGTGCTTGCAGTGAGCGCGGAAAGATTCGTGGTTCCGTTTACCGTAAGGCCGGTGTTGCAGGTTGTATTCCCGGCAAAGTAATTCGGAGCGGTCCCGGCAGCGTAGAAATTCCACCGTCCCGTTGCAGACGCAATGTTTCCATAAAACCCATAGTTCGCGGTTGCGTCAGTTAGGGTTGATTCCGCGTGGAATCCGTACTGATTGCTTAGAGTTGCGGCGGCGGGTTTTGTTTGCGGATTCGCATAAAAATGATAAAGATTGTTTAGAGTGAACGTTGCGTTCTGCAAAATTGGACGGCTTAGAACGCTGCGATAATTTGCTGTAACCCCGCTCCCCACCGTTTCGTCAATGGTAAGTCCGTTGATCGTCGTGCCACCCGCAGCGGTTCCTGTAAGTCGCAACAGGTCAACGGTTGGGGTTCCCCCAATCCCAACGTTCCCGGCGTTGTCAATTCGCATTCTTTCTGTCGGAGAGCTGGCTCCATCCGCCGTCGTACTGAATACAAGCCGTCCGGGCATGTCGTTAATGCCGGGAGTGCCGTCAACTTCGGCGAAAATTGACGCAGCTTCGTAATTGTTTGATGTGTCTACATGACCAGAATACGAAATCGTCCCGAGTCTATCGCCGCTCTGGACCCCCGTGCGCACCTCAACTGTGCCGCGCCCCTTTCGAAAAAAGAATTGTGGCCCACTACTGTCGTCCGACATCCTCTGGAACAAAACCCTGTAGTTACCATCATTAGCGGTAATGTAAAGCCCAATGTTCCCCGGAAAATAGCTTGCGTTCGGCACGCCCATGCCGACCCTGCCGTCAGCAGTGACGATGAATGGGGTGCTGTCTGGTGAGGCGCTGTCCTCAACAAGCAAAGCATTGCCAGCGCCAGACTGGGTAACGCTCAATGCGTTTCCAGCGGTGCTAACGCTGATGGATACAGGGGACGTGCCTGTAAGCTCTACTTTGTCCGTGTTGAGGTTGATAAAGTTACTGTCAACCTCGTTATGGGTAAGAGGGGAACCCTTTCCAGCCCTTGTTACAATCGTCGCCATTACGGTTACCCTCTGTTACGTGATCAACGCCTCCTACCGCCCCTCAGGCTGAGGCTTATGCAATGCGAATAATAGCGTCGGTTGCGTTTGGCGATGGAAATTGAATAACAAAACTGCCAGAAGTAACCGATTTCGTTCCGCTGAATGTCAATACACACACCGCTCTGTCAGAAGAGGTTGTGTTGTAGATCAAAGCCCCATCTGCACTGAAGGTAGCGGATGTCCACGTAGGATCATTACTGAAATCCGTGAAGGCAGTGGTACTCGATGACGTTGGGGTGACATTCGTAAGCGCAACACCCCCTGCGGTATACCCCGTCCCAGACGTTTGGTCAGAAGCGCCTGTCAAATCCGAGTAGTTTGTGGTCGCTGCCCCATAGTCCCCCGTCGGAGAAGCCTTGATGAGCGCAATCTTAAAGGCATTACCGGTAGAAGCGGTGAAATCGTGCGTCGCGGTCATCAATTCGACTTTGAACGACGTGCACATTGCATTGGTAACGGAACCCATGGCATTTTCTCCTAGTCGATATCGACTATTTTGTCGGCAATCTGTGCAAGTCCTTCCTTCTTAAGAAGGTCGGCAATGGAAAGACGTTCGGAGCGAGCTGAACGCTTCATATAAAAGACCAGAATGGCCCGCAGTTTGTCCTGGAACGCGAGTGCCTGCTCTCGCAAAGGCATTGGCGTGTCTGCCGAGATGCTAATAATCTTTCTCAGCGCCAGATCGGCCAGTTCTTCTGGGTTCAGGTCACGATTGTTGGTGGTTACAACAGTTGCAACCCCAACGGAAACGGTAGATGCCTCTCCAAACATGTGTTTTCCCCTCTCTTACGGGCCTGGACTATCACTCTTCAGGTACAAGCGAGTCATTCCGTCTCGATACTCGTCCCTACGGCGACGGCCCTGCTGTTCAAGACCGAGGCCCTGCAACGCTTGGGTGTAACTCTTCTCAAAATACTCCAGCATCTCCCTCGGGCCCTTCGTGTAGCTGTACGCCTGTATCAAACAGGCGTAAAAAAGGGCTTCAGGGGAGTTGGTACTGATCCACGTGGTTGGATTAGCCGAAGAAAGCTGCGCGGGACGTGCGATATACCCCAATTCTACCGTAAAACTAGCGTTTGGAGTCGGAGCAACGTAAAAGGTGTTTTGATCCCACGTGCTGTAGTACTTCGGAGTGCCTGTGGAGGCTCCGTTTGGCCAGTATTCCTTCATGAAAGACGTGTCACGGTAGTCAAGGAATACTTGATCGCTGCCGTTAGTGACCATCAGGTAGCGATGGGTCAAGATATCTGACGGCGTAGACAGGAATTTATTCCCAGATGTCAGGTTTCCAGCGACTTCCACCTTAAAAACATCCAAGTCGATGTCCCTAAGGATGCGATTTTCGGCAAAAGTGATGAACGTATTGATCACCGCATTGGTGAATACGTTGGCATCGACCTCGGTGTAGTTCCGAATGTTGGTTACCAGCTCGTCATAAGTCATGTCGTGGTCACCGTGACGACTCCAACAGACCCACGACCAGCAATCGGTTGGGCCTCCTGAAGAGGTTGCATGTTATTTCCGTTGTAGGCGCTTCCAACACTCTGGAAAAGAGAGTCCCCAGGTGCTCCCACGTAGACAGTTACCGGCTCAACGCGGTCTGGTCGAGGCTGGTAGAGCGCAATCGCGTCTCCCCTATACTTGAGAGGTTCAAGTTGGGGCTCTTTTGGCTCGTAATCTTCCGGACAGACCTTAAAGCCGCGCCAGTTTTTGCGCAAAACGGTATACGGATACCGTTGGCCGCAGTAGTCACAGAGTCCGTAAGAGAATTTCCCTGTCGCGTAGGCCACTAGACCCCCAAGTCGGGCACCAGATGCAGGCTTGCAGTATCTCTATCCTCATCCGCAGCGCGCTTGAAGTCTTCTTCGTAGAAACCCTTCAACGCTTCCGTTCTTTCGGGTGCGTACTTCAGGGAAAGATGGTAAGCGAGCCCCGAAACAAGGCAGGGGAGGAACCTAAAGTTCACATCTGCGGTGTTCGTGTATCCTCCAGCGTCTTGAATACGCCGAATTCGATAGTACACGAAGGTGTACGTGGAGGTATCCGAGGCGGGGTACAGGAACACCTGGAAGGTATTCGCGCGCTGTACGTAGTATTGAGCGGGCCGCGCCTGGGTGGTTTTGTCCGGAATGTTGAGGTATTCCTCTCTTCCAATCCGATCAATCGTGATGTCGGTAGACGGAGAGGTAGAAGAGTCGCGGATAATCGCGGAAAGAACATTGACGGTGTCGCTGGCAAGCGTCAGTTGGTTCGTTCCAACGCTCAAAGGAGCTGTTGCCTGCTCAATCGTCCACAAGTTCAATCCACGATTTGCCCAGTCCAGGAACATCAGGTTGAGCGACCGACGAGCGGAATTCAGCTGGTAACCATTGGTTACCCGCATGCCACAACGCTCAAACGCTTCTTCGACTATGTCGTCAATCTGAAGCGTAAAATCGGTCGTTCCGGACGTTGCCATTTAGCACATTCCGCCGTTCTTCATGCCCATAGCTATGCGTTTGCGAGGGCTAATGGCCATCCCGCCTTTGTTCATCATGATCGGACCAGTCTTTTTGCTGGTGGCCTTGATGGTCTTGCCTTTTCCACCGCCGCGAACGGCGCATCCCATTCCACGTGACTTAGCCATTACATGTTCTCCTACCGAGGAACGCTTGGTTCATAGGGAAGTGTCCTGCCTTTTGCCGTCATGGTTGTACGTTTTCCACGACCAGAAGATCTCCCTGTCCCTTTTCCTCTCAACAGCGAGCGAGTTACTCCCGGCAAGTATTCCCGCATGTCTCCGGTAATGCCTTCTTCCGGACTGCCCTTGGTGACGCCTCTCATGGAACTTCCCCCGGCGTATTTCTTGACGGTCATACCGCCCATGCAGCAGCCACCACCCTTGGTCGCAGCGCCCATTCCTCGTTTTTTCATGGGACTACCCTTTTCTTAGTTCGTCAATTTTGCTTTCAAGACGATTAAATCGAACATCAACATGCTCAACTAATCGCTCCATGTCCGCGCGGACTTCCGCGCGAGTGATGTGGTCTCTAGCCATTTCTTCACGAGTCTTGTTTAATAGGACCCCGATACGGCTGAGTTCAGTTACTTTTTCCTTAAACAAAAAGCCCATCATCGTCACCAGGGCTGTGAGGATTACATTCCAAATCATGAGTTCCATGATTCAGCACTTCCAACGTTTCCGGGCCTGCCTTAGCCGACTATTAGGGTCGTTGGCAGCCTTTGGAAACATCCTCATCTGACCTTCAGAGCGCGCACAGAAAGACTTACGGCGCTTTGCTCTTGTCCCTTTGGGATTGTCTTCCGTGACTGCTGTCTGCAGCTTGCTCCCTGGATTGGCTTTTCGATAAGCAGCAACCCCCTTTTTGGTCATTCCTGCCCCGGACTTCGTGGCGCGAAAATTACCGGAGCGAACCGAGGTTTTGATGCCCATGCCTCTAGAGGTAGCCATCGCCCAAAACCTACGCCGCAGCGCCGCCAACAAACAGCAGGGTAACCGTGGTGATTTCCGCGCTGCTAAGGGTTATGTGAATGCCACTTTCAAACAAAATGCCGTTGTCAGGAATAATCATGTCCTGAGATCCCGCGGCAGCAGGGCTGGTGATCGCAAACTTAGTGGTTCCGCCCGAGCCACCACTCCGCAACGTGATCGTTGCGGGTGTGGCGGTGTGGGTGAAATACAGCCCAGCGAGGCGAGTTCGTCCAGAAACAGCATCCCCGGTGGCCGTCTTCCGAACGGCCTGAATGTCACTAGCGAAGCTCATGTGTGAGCCCCTTAGACCGTAGCGCTAAAAGGGGTCGCCTCAGTCCCGGTTGCCTGCGACAGCACCTGTACCGAATACAGATTCGCCGCAACATCAACGAGGCGGACCGTATCTCCTTTTAGGCCACCCAGGGTGTTGCCGTTAAAGGTAACCGTGTCGTCAGAAGCCCCCGTCTTGTAGCCGAGGACCGCCGCCGCTCCGTCCGAGATTACATAAGCGGAACCAGTCATGGTGTCGCTGGCGTTGGCCACTTTGATGGTGGTCGAATTGCTCGTGACGGACGTGCCGATCACGAACTGGTAAACGGTGCCGCTGCCAGAAGCAGCCGGAAGGGTGACGGCGATGCCCGCTGCACGATTAAGGGTAACAACACGTCCGCCGTGCGTGGCCGCAGTGACGGCAAGAGTGGACGCCGTGGCATTGACCGGGGTTGTAGCGGTAACAGCGCCCGTGACATTTCCAATAAAGCCGTTGGTCGACGTTACTGGACCCGAAAAAGTAGTAGAAGCCATGTTTTATCCTCGTGTTGTAGCACTTCCTGTACCGTCTCTACAAAGTCTGCTAGGACAGTCGGCACAGGTAAAAAACCCTAGATAAGTCAGAGTCTAGATGAAAAAAGGGGGCTTTGACAGCCCCCTTAATTCAAGGATTTCTCCCAGGTTAGGCCGAACCAGGCGACCCAAAGATGCCGCGCGGATCGCTGAAGCCGAAGCTGTAGCGCTCACGAGCCTTGTATCGAACATTGCCGGTGTCGAAGTCGCCTTCGAAGCCGGTCTTGATCGAAACACGCTGGAACATCTTCATCCCGTTCGGTGCGTCGGTCTTAACAAACCACGCATCGGGGTCGGTCAGGTAATGGTTGACCGTGTAGCCCTGGGGAATCATGCCCATGTTGCGGATAGCGTTGATGTCGTTGTCCGCAGTGCCGACACGGAGTGTGGACTTCAGGATACGATCCGCCGTGAACTGAAGTTCCTTCGGAATAAGCAGCTTCAGGCCCTGAACGGCAATCTTGAGACCGCGTTCGTCAGTGAACGCCGCGATGTCAATGAGCGCCTGCTCAAGGGAAGTTTCCGAAAGATCAGCCGCCGTCTCCAGCTCGTTGCGCAGGTCCGGTCCCGACAGGGTCGGGTGGTCCGTCGCGCAGAGGGGCTTGCCGTCACCACCCAGAGAGGTGTCGAACGCACCGTTCAGCACGGAAGCGGCCTTGATCTGCTTGGTGGTAGCCATGGAACGGGCCAGCGCCTTGGTGTAGCGAGCCGACAGGCGGTCGTAGAGGTTGTCCTCAACCGCTTCTTCGGTCAGGCTGAACGCTAGGGCGATGGTCTCGTGCGTGTAGCGGGCGGTGTAGACTTCCTGCGCTTGGTCGTAAGCGACGCCAGCGCCTTCGTTCTTCACCGGAGCCTCGCCAAAGCCGGCTTCCATCACTTCTTCTTCAAACG